GCCTATTTTCAGCTCGCGCTCTAATCGCTTTTTCTGATCGGCGTTTAAGCCGTTATTCCACGCTTTGACGGTCGCGCCCTCTAATTGCGCGCTATCTACTAGGCGCTCGATGCTAGTCTCGGGCAATACGCTAGAAAACAGATTAAACCCCGCTAGCTCGTTGTAGCCCAGCAGATGGTCTTGCTCGTTTTGCGCTAGTATTAAAAAATCTTTACGCAAATCGGGTGTTTTTAGGCTTTGTTTAAGGTCGCTTATCGTTTGAGCTAAATTATTCGTTACGTTTTTCTTTTTTAAAATTTGAGCCTGCAAATCCGCGATCATCTCGTCGTAAAATTTAGCTACTTTTTTACTTAGCCCGTTTTTTATCCGCTCGTATAAAAGAGAGCGCGCTACTTCAAGCTCGGCTATTAGTTGGTTAAACGGCTTCATCGCTCGGCGTTACCTGCGGCGCGGCTTGTTCTAGTTTGGACTGATAATCCTCGTAGCTTTGTATGGTCTTAGGCATTAGCTCGCCTTTTAACAGCGCGTCGTAAAGCACTTCGTTTGGAATATCCCCGCTTTGGATGCCGGCTATGATTTGGGCTAAAAGCTGCGGTTCAATCATCGTTAGGTTGTAGTCGGTATTTATCTCATAAATCAAATTCTCGCCTGCGATATTCTCAAAAAAAGCAACGTCTTTTAAAAACGAAGCTATGCCCTCGCTGATCGTAGATGCAACGCTGGTTAGCACTGCGTTTTCGCCGCTCTTTCGCATTTGTAGGGTTTCGGTGGCTTCAGCCGTCTTTTTCTCGTCAAGCAAAAGCCGCGCGCCTAAAATCGACATCCGCTTTTCTTTGACTGCGATACGGTTTTCAAGCGTGCTTAGCCCCGCGCCGCTAAATTCTAAAAAGCCAACCTTTGCGCTCGGATCGTTTATTACCCAAACGGCGGTAGAGCCTATTTTTAGCTTTTCGCTACTCTCGCCTTGATAGCCCGTAACGTAAGGCGTAGGCAATGCCGTAAAATGCGTGCCGTGTTCTAAATCGACCTCGCTTCTAAAATGGCTAATATTAACTTTAGCTAGATCAAGCAAAGGCGGCTTTTCTACCGCCGTTTTTAAGTCATTCACGTTAAAAAACGTAAAGGGTAGATACGCAAGCTTTTGTCCGTTTGCGCTCGGGTAAATTTCGCTTACTACTTCAAAATTTTCCGCCTTGGTTTCGCTAAAAACCCTTTGGCGGTAGTAGCCATCGTGCAAATCAAGCACTCGGTAGCGCGTTTTTATCTTATCTACAAACTCGTCCTGCGTCGGCTCGGCATAGGTTTCTGCTAGCACCACGAGCGACGTAACGTTTGAGCCGTTTATTTTTGTAGTTTTCCAGTTGATGATATTTTCCGCCTTATAAAGCGTGGCGTAGGCTCTTAAATTTAGCCTCTCGGCTTCAAGTTTGGAATAATCCGCCTTTTCAACGCTCGGCAGATCCACAAGCACGCCGCAACGTCCAACGCTTAGGCACTCGTCGGCGATATTTTTAGCTAGCGCTTCTAACGTATCGTCATCTAAGCTCACGTTCTCGGCTATGGTTTTTAACGCTTCGGGCAGCTCAACTTTAGGCGGTTTTGCAAACAGTAGCCCAGTTAGCGCGACCTGCGTTCTAGCTGTCGCATTGTAAAACTCCGCTCGCCCTACGTAGGCGCTGTATTCCTCCGCTTCTTGATCGCTTAGTTTAGGCACGTATTTTTCTTTTGCCACCTCGCCCGCCAAGGCATCGCGCATTAGCTGCCATTTGGTTAAATTCTTAGAATATTCGGGATGTTTTGCATTTACCGCCATAAGAAGCCTTTTTTCTTTGCATTATACGACTAAATACCAACCATCTTGATTTGGTAATCTCGCGCAGCTATCGGGTATTTATACGCGATTAAGTAGCCTAGCGCGTCGTTGTAGTCATCGTTTGCGGGGTGGGCGTCGCTTTTTTCGGGTAGCTGGGTTTTATTATCCCACGCTTGCTGTTCAAGAGCCTTTGTCAAATTTGGGCACTTGGCGACATTTACGAGCAGGCGGCGTTTGTCAAATAAGTTATTTACGCAGTTTACGCGGTCTTTTATGCTAGGGTTTGAGTGATTGACGAATACCAAATGCCCCGCGCCTCTTAAAATTTGCGCGTCCGTTTCGCTCGCGCTAGTTTTTCTATTCTGCCCGCTGGCGTCTGGGTAGATGATGATTTTATGCCCTTTGTATCTATCTTTTAGCGTCTGCGCCATTGCGTAAGTATCGTAGCTAATAACCTCATCGACCGCGTGCGTAGTGATATTGCCTTTATCATCTGTTCGCTCTACGCAGACTATGTTGATACAGCCACCGACGTTAAAATCCGCGCCGATGTGTAGCGTCTCGCCCTCTTTGATAGTTTCCGTGCTCGCGTGGGTATCGCGGCTAAAGTAGCTATACACTGTGCCGCTAGTCAAATTTACAAATTCGCCCTCTAGATATGCTTTTAGCAAATTCTCGGGATATTGCTCTTTTAGCGTGTCGATAAAATCGGGCGGCAGGTATTTATTATCGGCGGTCTTTGCTTTGATTAGCCGTTTAGTATCGCCGCCTTTTTCTATGAAAATTTGATATGTGGCCCTAAACCCCTCGGGCGTCGTGGTAATGATAAATTGCCTAGTGTTGCCGGCTCTTAAGCGTCCTAGTAGCTTCTCGTAAGCTTTTAGCGCGATCTCCGTCTTTGACGTATCAAACTCGTCGCAGATTATCCACGCGGCGTTTATGCCGATAAGTCGCTCCCAGTTTTCCATACTGCGGCACAAAATGGGAGTTTTAGTCCCGTTCACATCCAGGGTGAATATCGCGCTTGATTTGTTAAATTTATACGGCACGCCCCACTCAATGAGCGCGTTTTCAAGGTCGCCAAACAAGATGTCGCGCAAAAGCGGGTAGGTTGGCTCGGTTATCACGCCGGCGCAACCGGGGTTTAGAAATGCTAGTTGTAAGGCTTTTCTAACCGCGGCATAGGTTTTGCCCGCGCCGTAACCGCTGACTAAGCCGATTATTTTTGTGCTTGTGTCGGCTAATAGCTCGTATTGATGCGGTAGCAGCTTGACCTCTAGTTTACTCATCTTTTTTTATCACAATCTGCTGGATTTGGGCTTCTTGGCTTACGTTTGCATTGTTTATCGTAGTGCCACCAAAGCGAGGATTTACGCCTAGCGTTATGCTGGCTTTATCGATCGCGTCTTGCAAAGCTTTGTAATCGTTTGCATTTAACTCCACCGGCTCGAAATTTTGCACCCCGTCGCCGACGCCTACTTTTTCATATTTGGTATTTTTATCTAGCATTTCCGTGATTTTGGCTAGGTTTTTTTGGGTAGCGTTTTCAATCAGCCGCCTATTATAAAATTCGTCTCTTGCTGCGTTCGCGATCGCGTTCGTTTGTTCGGGCGGCAATGTTTCTCTTGCTGATAGTAACGCAACTTGAGCGTTCACTAAGTGTTCGTTTTTGGCTTCTAGCCCTTTTGTGATTTTATTAACCGTGCTAGTGGATAAATTGTATTTTTTTGCCAACTCTCTTTGCGAAAATTTGCCCGTTAAGTGGTCGGCTATTATTAATTTTCTTACCTGCTCTGATAGCTTCGCCACCCGCTCCCCTTAAAATTTAAACTCTAATTGTTCTTTTTTAACCCTACGCGGGCGTTTAGTTTTGTTTTTTAGCTTTGCGCCGCTTTTATCGTACGACTTTTCAAATACGCTATACGCCTCAATATTTGCGAAGTCGTCGCGGCTAAAGATAACGTCCGTTTTAGGGATTGTAGCTAATACGGCTTCTTTATATGGTTTCATCGGATCGGCCTTAAAATCCGCACGCACGCCCTCTAGCACGTCAAGGTATTCTAGTTTATACCTAGCAAATTCTAAGTCCTTATACGCCCGCTTCGGCTCTATGCCGATCTTTAGCGATATTACGCACGCCATAAGACGGAAGTCGTCATTAAAAAACTCCGATAACGCATAAAATCTATCGACGTCGTATTTCAATCAGCGCATTCTCCCTAGCTCGCTCTTGATAAAATCTACCGCCTCGCCCGAGCCGTAGCACACCTTGGCTTTCGCGTAGCCGTAGCAGTTGATAGTATCTACCCAATCCTCTTGCTCGTCCGATACCCTGCTTAGGCTCTTTTTTGCGCGCTTCATCTCCACAAATACGATCTTGCTCGGCAAAAATACGAGCATATCGGGAAAGCCCGCGCTAGTTCCCATAGCTTTTAGTTTCTTTTTGTATTGCACGCTAGCTACTCTTTCGTTTGCTACGTGCGTAAATGGGATTTTATTTACCCGTAGCCAGTCGGCAAAATACATCATTTCGCGATCCTCTAGCGGCACTTGCCCCGTCGCTTTCGCATACGCTAGGGTGTTTTCGTATTTGGGTATCATCAAAACCCTACCTCTACGTATTCGCCCTCGCCGACCGTGACCGTAGCCTCTGCGCGTAAGCAAAAATAAAAATAATCCGAATTTGAGCTTAGCCCCGCTCCCGCGCAAAACTCTACCGCGTCTTGTTCTGCGGCAAATAACGCTACTAGCCAACCGTCTTTTATGCGGTCCGCCTCTTTGAGCGCCTCAAATAAAAACCGCTCTTTGTATTTGAGTCTGCCATCGGCATCAAACCAGTCGTCGCTATTTTCTATCTCGTCAAGCTCCAGCCTATACACGGCATAACTTAAAATTTCGGTCATAGTAGTCCTTTTATCGTATTTTTTAATCTCCTCTCGGCCATCTCGCAGTATTTACTCTCTATCTCGCAGCCGATAAAATTTCTATTTAGTTCTTTGCAAGCCGCCGCAGTCGTACCGCTCCCCATAAACGGGTCAAATATCAAATCGCCCTCGCTTGACGCCGTCAAAACTAGCTTTTTGATTATCTCTAGTGGTTTTTCGCTTGGGTGTCCGTATTTGCTTTTTGACGCATTGTGCGTAAAAAGCTTTGATCTGCCATTGATTTTTACGCCCTTTTCTCTGATATAGATTATGTTTTCGACGTCGCTTTTAAAGGTGTTATTTGTGAAAGGTGCGGCGTTTGGTTTATGCCAAAAAAGTTCGGCCACGTTATAGCCCTTGTCATATCCCCAGTTCATTATGCGCGGCTTTTGTTTCGTCGAGCAAAATATAAAAATATTGACTTTCTTGCAGACGCGCGCGATTTGCTCTAGCGTAGCCTCTACGTCAAAGCCCTGCGAGATTTTATCTAGCGCGCCGTTTTCGTAGACGGGGCGTTTGCCTAGTCCGCCGCCTTTGGTAGCTATTTCGTACGGCGGATCGGTAACGACTAAATCCACGCAGTTACCCGGCATTGAGCGCATAAATTCTAAGCAGTCGGCGTTGTAAATTTTATTTAGCTCTATCAAAACAAACTCCCTTGCTCGCCTTTTACTCTTAGCTCGCCCTCGCTTAGTCTTACGCACTCCCTGCCGCCTGCGACGAGTATTACGACTTCGCCGCTTTCAAAATCCACCAAAAGCACGTCGTAAAAATTCCCTCTATCGTTTGGTTTGAATTCTAGTTTCATACCGCTAGCTCCTCGTTAAAATAAACCGCTTGCGGCTCTTTTTTGTAAAAATCGGGGATATTCACTTTAAAAAGCCGCTCGCCTATTCTGTCTTTTGCCATTTCAAATTCTCTTTTTACGACTTCTTTTCGGTCGTTTGTAGTGGCTTTTAGGTAAATTATCATATCGCTATCATAAACTTGATCGCCGCTGCCTTTTAAGCTGTTTCTGCCAGCTTTTAAGTCCGCCTCGCTGATTTGATTGATTAGGATTACGATCACGCCTAGCGTACGCGTTAGCTCGCTTAGTTTGCTTGAAATTTCGTTGTTTTTCTCATATTCGCTAGCTTTTTCGTTGCTCACTCTGATTTTCATACGGCTGTCGATTGCAAATATCTTGTAGCCCTTGCGCGATAGCTTGCGTATTCTTGCGGCTATCTTGTCTATTTGCGCGCCGTCTTGATAGATTTGGATATTTTGTAGCACGTCCCAGCTAGCAAATTTAAACTTTCTGATTAGGATTTTTTCGTACATCTCATAACTAAAAAAACATACTTTTTCGCTTTGCGCCATCGATTTTAAAAGCTCTAGCGTAAAAGTAGTCTTGCCCGCAAAGCTGCCGCCCGCTATGTTGATAAAGCTACCCTCGGCTAGTCCTGCGCCCTCTAGCTCAATATCTAGCCATTGTAAGCCCGTAGGGTAGAATTTCAAGTCCCTGTTTTTTTCTACGCGCTTGACAAATTCGCCCATATTTTCGCCCTCGTCGTTGCCGTCGTCTAGGTCGTTTATTTTTCCTAGTGCCGATCCGAGTATCTCGTATGCGTTTTCTAGCTCGTCTTGCGTTAGTTCAAGCTTGTTTGACAGATCGCTCTTGCTTAGTTTTTTTAGCGTTTCTTGTAGCACTGCGCAGCTCTTGATTTGTTTTATCAGCCACAAAAACGCTTTTTCGGTGTTTATCGGGCTATACGAAATGATGTCCGAGTATTCCTGAAGTAAAACTTCGTCGCTATTGCAATATGCCGACATCGCCGTGCCTAGCGTGTGATAGTCCAGCCCCTCTTTGATTTTGGCGTTTATTTCTCTAGCGATTTTAATTCTCACGCCGCTAAAAAGGCTCTCATCAAGTCCGTTTTTTAGATACTGCGCCACCTCGTCCAAATCCATACTGAACACATAGGTCGATAGTATCGTGCGCTCGTAGTCTATTCTCTCGTCAAATTTCATAATTATCTCCTAGCTCCCAGCACATATCGGGATAATCTTTGCGTAGTTTATCCGTGCCGAAAGGTTTTATTTCTCTAAAGCCGCCTTTTATGCAACGCCTTACGATCTCCAGTTGAGAAATGCCGACGTATTTAGCTAACTCAACGCTTATGCGCCTGATCTCAAAATCTTGTAGCGGTCGTCCGCGTTTGTCTTCTAGGTACGGGATTAGGTGCGTGTAGAGTATGCCCTCGATATTCCATCCCATAAGGTCGGTCATCTTAAGCGCCGCATACCACTCCTTTTCGGTCGCGTAGTTTTTAGGGCTTGTGTAGCTTACGTAGTCGCTAGTAGTGTTTAATTTTGTGGTTACTAGGCTAGGCTTAGCTTCTAGCGTAGGTTTGCTTGCTAGGTTAGGTTTCTCTACTCCATAACCGGCTTGATTTTCGTTTAGAGGTCGATTTTTAAAATTCTCGTTCGGATTTTCTTTTAGAGTTGGAGCGTTTAGCGAAGTTTGATTTTTCTCGCGTGCGCTAAAAGAATTCTCTGAAGTAGTCTCTGAAGTAGTCTGTGTATTAAAATTATTATTCTTATTAGTCGCGTGAATTTCACTCAACTGGTCGCGTGAATTTAACTCGACCGGTCGAGTGGATTTAATACTACTTGCCGGGTTAATTTCCCCGTTATTGTTGCGTTGTTTTTCAGCGGCAAAAGCACTCATAATTTTGTAATATTTACCCCAATCGATTTTGTAAAATGTTCTTGCCGGCAACCCCTCTTTTGATGTTTCTATAAAGCCGCACTCTTTAATTATTTTTTTAGCGGCTCTTAGCTCGTTTATAGTGAGCATAGTCTCCGCGCAAATTTCCTCGTTTGTTTTAAAAATCTTGTCTTTTTTCAGACTTTGAAAATAAAACATTAGCTGGCTAAGTAACATTCCTGCGGTGACCGTCCCTGTAAACTCAATATAAATAGGGTACACGGCTACCGGTCTTGCGTTTAGTTCCCTTAAAAATTCAGCGTGCCCCATCACAGACCCCTTATTTCGTGTCTAGCCATATTGTCAGGCAGATACTCAACCTTTATTACTCCGCTCATCATCAGCCCGCCTCTAGCTCTCACTAGATCGGTCGTGCTAAATTTTAGGTCGTTTAAAATGTCGTAATCGGACACTATCAAGCCCCAGCCTTTGTTTTGCAAATACGCATAAAGCAAAGCGCGTTTATAGTCGCCCAAAAGATTTATCAGAGTTAAAATCTCATTCATTGTTTTTCCTCCTTAGGCAACTTGTAGCCGAAACTTAAGGTATAATCGTCTATGATCAATACGCCGTTTCGCTTAAGACTCTTGACGACCTTATGAAAAGTATTACGGCTAATTCCCGCAGCTTCTATAATCTTTTGAGACCGAATATAAACAAACTCATCCGTCTCCGCCTTTTTTATTTCGGTTTTGATAAATTCAAATACCGCTTTTTCGCTTTCGTTCATTCCTCATCCCCCTTAATTTCCTCTACCGTCAGCCACGCAAACGCGACCGACACAAAAAGGCAAACCGCCAAAAAGCTTAAAATTATCCAAATAATCAGTGCT